GTTTGAGATTCAGCCCCCGTGCAGCCAATGATATGGGAACTTCAAATTCTATTGCTTTTTTTGCTGATTATTACTATTCCGGTACGCAATCCATTACTTTTGAAGCGATATACAGAACGGTATGATATGAGAGCGGAATCATGAGTGATACTAAACTTTGAAAAAAGCGTCGATAACGCTTTTTTCAAAGTTGGGTGCCGTTTTTTCGCGAAAAATACTCCCTGCGGGGAGCGGGTTTTGCCTTTGGCAAAACATACTTTTTATAGCGCGTTTTTCGCGCTGTTTTTATGCCCGGAAGCGGGCGGGAAGGAGTTGGGTTATGCCGAATAAGCTGACCGATTTGACGCTGACAAGTGTCGACCTTGTGCAGCAGGGGGCCAACCCGGACAGTTATGTCCGGATGTTCAAGCGGATGGATGCGGCTGATGGGGCTGGCGCGGCGGATAAGCCGGATACGGTTTTCCAAAAGGCCCTAAGCGCCATTGCGGGCGCTATAAACGCGGCGGTGCAGATGATCACAAAGAATGCGGAGACATTTAGTGACGTGCTGGAGGATAAAGTGGACGACCGGGCGCTGCGTGAGGTGACTGAGCAGGTATGGGATTGGATGTATTCCATGTCCGATAGCCTGGCGTCGATCATCTGTGACGGCGGGATGACTGCCGACGCAAAGAACGCGATGATGCTCACCAGCCTTGAGGAATTTATTTCCTCCGCGCGGGCAGCGATCCCTGTATGGGCGGGCGGGAAATGCGCGGGGAATGGCGGGGATAAGGTCGTCAAGTCGGCGGAATCGCGGGCGGCGTTCGACGGATTGATGGCGCGGTATATAAAGAGCGGATGTGCCGGCGGGGCGGATGAAGGCGCCGGCGGGGAAGCAGGCATAGAAAAGGGCGGTATTGTAAGCAGTACAAATATCAATAAATCAAACCAAAGGGAGGAAACAGACACTATGAAATTAGACAAAAGCAGGATGACCGGGGAGGAGCGGGACGCGCTCGAAGTGCTGGAAAAGAAGTATGGCGCGGATGATCCGGCGGATCTGCCGGAGGGCGGCGCTGCTGCTGACGGTACTCCCGCGGAAAGCGGAGCCGGCGCGGCGGGCGGCGGCGGCGAAGTGGCGAAAGGCGCGGCGGGCTCTGCTGAGAATGCGGAGCTTCACCCGGATGTCAAAAAGGCGCTGGACGACAACAGGGCGATGGCGGCCGAGGTTGCCCAGTTGAAGAAAAGCCTTGAGATCGAGAAGCTGACCGCGTTCGCCAGTAAGTATGAGGCGGTCGGGAAACGCGCCGGTGAGCTGGCGCCGAAGCTGTATGACCTCAAAGAGGCCGGCGGAACCGCTTATGACGACTATGTCGCGCTGTTAGATGAGCAGGTCACGCTGGTTGAGAAGAGCGGGCTTTTCTCGGAGATGGGTTCCGGAATGAGCGGCGGCACCTTCGGCGCGGAAAGCGAGATCGAGGCAAAGGTTGGCGAGATCATGAAGGGAGACGGCAGCTTGACTAAGGCGCAGGCGGTGGTCAAGGCCTTTGACCTGAACCCGCAGCTGGCTGCCAGATACCAAAACGAATATACAGGAGGTACGGGAAAATGAAAACATTCATGAACGCGGTCGTCGACAGCTCACCGACGGTCGTCTTGCAAATTGCCGAAGCCATTGAAAACGCGCCGCATAAGGCGGTTTCCCTGAACGGGGACGGGAAAGCGGAATTGTCCACATCCGGGGTTATGGGGTTTGGCGTCATCCTCGGAAATACGCTTCCGGAATTGCCGGAAGGCGCCGAGGTCAGTGTTCTGATCAAGGATATCGGGCTGATCGTGGCCGGAGAGGATATCGCCGCCGGAGATCCGGTTGCGGCGGGAGATTACGGTGTTGCCGTAACCGCGGGATCCGGCATGTTTATCCTGGGTTTTGCGCTGGACAGCGCCGCCGAAGGCGACCATTTCCGCATCCAGATCACCAAATCCGGCTATATGCCTTAATTAGGAGGGAGATTATATTATGTCTGACATCAACAAATTCTCACCCGCGCAGGTCGTCGATATGGTCAGGAAGGGAACCTTCGTGCCGAATATGTACCTGAGCAATGTGGCGCTGGCGTATTTCCAGGCCGACGAGGACTTTATCTCCCGGCGGATGTTCCCGAGCATTCCGGTCGCCCTGTCCAAGTCGCACTACTACATCTTCGACAAGGACGATCTCACAAGGCTGGCCGTCGGGAAGAAGCCGTCGATGGGATCGGTTACCCCCGGAATTATCGGAAAGAGCGACGATACGTATTCCTGCGACGCCTATCAGGTCATCACCGGAATCGACCAGATCGAGGCGACCGACTATATCCGCACCAGCGTGCCCGGAAGCGTGAATCCGCTACGCTCCAAGGCGATGTGGATCGCCGAGCAGCTCAAGCTGTTCACCGACTACCAATGGGCGCGGTCGTTTTTTGTGCCTGACAAGTGGGGTACGGTGCTGCAGGGCGTCGGGTCGACCCCCGGAGAGGGCGAGTTCTGGCAGTTCGATAACAGCAACAGCGACCCCATCGAGCAGTTCAACCAGCTGCGGGTGGTTATGCGGCTGCTGGGTCTGCGGTTCCCCAACAGGATATGCTTCGGCGTCAACGCATGGGCCAAGCTCAAAACCAACCCGGCGATCCTCGAGCGCATCGTATCCGGCGGAAGCACACCCAACCCCGCCAACGTCACCAAGAATGTGGTGGCGCAGCTGTTCGACCTGGAGGAGGTTCTCGTCGGCAGCGCGGTCATCAACACCGCCGCCGTCGGCCAGCCGGGAAAGCCGGAGTTTATCGTGCCGGAGAACGACGCGCTGTTGGTGTATGCTCCATCCGGTCCGGCCATCGACGTGCCTTCCGCCGGGTATACCTTCTCCTGGGATATGGGGCTCGGAACCAATCCGGCGGTCCAAACATTCCAGGGTCCGCCCGCTACGCACACCGAATTTGCCGAAGGGATGATATCCTATGACATGAAGGTGACGTCACCCGACCTCGGCATCTATATGAAGGACTGCGTGTCTGCGCCGCCGGAGGATGAAGAGGAGGGCTAAGCTATGGCTTATATCGCGAAAAGGCCGGTGCGGTTTGACCGCAGGTACCATGTCGGAGAGACAATACCCGGTTCGGTCATCGATACCCGGATGGTGGAACGGTTGGTTAAGCAGGGGCGCATTGCCGTCTTGCCGGATGATATGATCACGCTGGAAGCGGTTCCGGTTGGCGTTGTCCTGAAAGCGGATACGCTGGAGGAGCGCGTAGCGGCGGCGGAGGAATTGTTCGGTATTGAGCCGGACGAAAGTGAAGGCGTCACCGACCGGGTTGAGAATTGCCTGACGGCGCTGGCGGAGATACTCAGTGAGGAATATATACCGGAACCGGAGGATGACGATCAGCAAGAGCCGCCGCCGGAGGATGATGCCGTCAGAGAGAATGCCGGCGGGGACGACGGAGAAGATACCGGACAAGAAGAACCGGATGGCGGTGATGCCGAAACAACCGATGAAGGCGCGGCCGATACTGATACCGGCGGGGAGACAGATCCCGCAAAATTCGCCTGTCCGGTCTGCGGAAAGATGTGCGGGAATAAGTCCGGGCTTACCCGGCATATGGTCACACACAACACATAGAAAGGGGCGTAGGTATGGTTCGCGACGGAAGTGATGATAACGCAAGGGATGTGGGCGCGGTCATGAATCATACCTACGATCCGACCAAAATCAATATCCACGGGTTGGACCGGATGCGGTTTGAGTTGGGGGATACCCTTGTCGAGGGAGGCGCGGATACCTGCGCTCTATCGGACGAGGAGTACAGCGCCATATTGGATGGGATACGACCCGGCCGGCGGGAATGGGTGTCCGCCAAGCTGTATGCGCTGGAGGCTATTTTATTCAAGCTGTCCTATATGGTGGATACCAAAGTTGATGTGCTGACATACGGGTTCGGGGACCGGGCGGACCGGTGGCGCAAGCTGCATGATGCGCTCAAAGAGGAATTACAGGCCGGGACCGGCGTGCCGTCGATGGATAGGCGGGCGATGAGAAAACCGCCTTATTTTTATACGGGAATACATGATAACCCACACATGCACAATCAATAAATTATGTGATCCATCGCATAATTTATTGATTGTCTGCGCTATTACACAATAGCGCAGACCAATTCAAAATAAGAGGTATAGGACATGTTTTCCGGGAATGTTATGCTGCGTTCCGGGCAGGAGCTGCGGGCGTTTTCCGTGCTGCGTCCGGATAAGCGGGAGACTGAGCGGGGAAGGATCACCACCAACGGTTATACGGAGATCGGGCGGGTACGGGCGATACTGGCTCAGGCGAGGCCGGAGGAGATCCAGCGGTGGCGGCAATTGACACATCCGATCACCCATAAAGTTATCACCCGGCAGAAACCGGATTTTGAGGTCAGGCCGGGGGATATCTTTGAGCGGGACGGGCGGCGGTTTTATAATCAGGCGCTGCCGTATAATCCGGGGGATATCGGGCACTGGACGATATTTTACTGCGAGGAGAGGACGGATGTGGTATGAGTGTATCCGGAAATCCTGCGGGTGACGCCTCGCGAATTATCGGAAAGGTCGCACAGACGACGGTCAGGACGGCGGAGACGGAGGTCGCCAACCGCACCTTCCGGGCCAGCAATGCGCTGCGGTCGGCGGCGCTGTATCTGCTGCGCGGGGAGCGGAGCGGACGGGTTTACAAGGTGCCGAATACCCGGAGAAGGTACCAGGCTTCGGCGCCGGGGGAGTCTCCCGCCGTCCGCACCGGCATATTCCGGCTTTCATGGGGGATGAATCCACGTATGGAGCGCCGGGGAAACCGGTATGTGGCGGTCGCCGCCATCGAGAGCCATGTCACGGTCGGAGGCCGGCCGTTGGGCGAGAGATTAGAAAAAGGCACCAACCGGATGGCGCCGCGTCCTTATAAGCAGGCGGTGGTTGAGCGGGCGATGCCGGAGATAAAGCGAATATACGCAAGGCCATACAGGTTATAGGGAAGGAGATGAGATATATGGCAATGACTACGGGCATTAACGTCGCGGTGTTTGACCGCGGTATTATAAACCGCGGAGATGGGATACGGTTCCGCCGGGCGGGGTCTACGGAATTTAGGAACGGCGTCATAACCAAGGTTTCGGATGCCCAGATCGAGGTGCTGCATACCAATATACAGAACAACGCCACCAGTTTTACCCAGATAAATGCCGCGGATGTGGCGGTGGGCGTTTGGGAGGTATGGTGGACAACCGATTTTATTACCGTCAATTATCAACCAGGCGCCTGATAACCAACACATCATAAAAAGAACCATTCTGCGGAATGGTTCTTTTTGGTGCGCCTCCACACAATTTCTGGAAACCAATGAGTTCCACAGCCGTCAGAATCAGCGAACAGGCGCAGTCGGCAGGAACCGCAGTTCCTGCTTACAAGCCCCAAACCCAACACATTTTGAATGCGGCAAGGATCATAAAAACGCCCCTTTGGGACGTTTTTGGTTCGCCCGCCGTATATAGGCGGAATTTAATACAATTTTGGGAAACCAGTTATAAGGGGTATACCTATGCTTGACGGGTTGTTGAAGGATCAGATCAGGGGCGATGGCTGTATAGCCGGTATGCTGACCACTTATAGCGGCGTTCCGGCGTTTTTTTATCAGAAAAGCCCTATGGATACCGATGAGGGATGGGAGAAGCCCTGTTATCCCCGGATGGATTACGGCATCGATATGCGGTATGATCCGGAACGCAAGAACAGCGGGGCGCTTACGGTCAATATCTGGTGCGTCGACGGGAACGCGGCTATGCCGGAGGATATCGAGATGCAGCTGGTTGAATTGGTAAACGGGACATTCTATACGCCATCCGGATCGGATACGGTATGCGCCGTATGGAACCGGTCGGAGTCCTTCTCATTCAACTCCCCCTTCGAGGCGAAGCAGGATTCCCCGCCGGAGGGGTTCGGGATGACGGTGTCATTCGACTTGATGGCGTTTCCCTGTCAGATGACCACCGACCCGGATCCGATACAGGGGTTGAACAACTGGACAAAGTGTAATTTCCCCGGCATGACGGTCATTGACGTTGACGGTATGCCGGAGATATGGAAGCCGTCTGTGGAGAATCCGGCCATATACTGGCGGTTTGACGGTCCGTCGGCGAACGACCGGCAGAGCTATGCGGTCAATTGGTATACCGGGCAGTTTTTTGCCCATGTCATCACCGGAGAGGTTACCGGGCGGAACCGATGGATCAAAGCGATGACGGAGTTGATACAGATTGACGGGGAGGTGCTGCTGGTCGACGGGTCTCCGCTGTTCGCGGAGCGGATTGTCATCCGTCAGGGCGCCGATCCGCTGCGTGAGGGGCAGTTTACGCTGACCGGACGGTACGGGGTGTTGGCGCAGCACCGCAGGGAGCGTACGCAGGTGCCGTTGAACCGGGCGAATTTTTGGTTCACGGATGCTGACGATTAGGCAAATTGAAAAAACCGCCTTGACATACAGGGCGGTTTTTGATAGAATTTGTGTTGCGCGGCAAGGGGACTTGTCGTGGGCGGTTACCTTACCTTTTCCCTCGCAGATTATGCTATGGGAGGAGGGTTGCCTATGGGAAAGAAGATGTTGCGGTTTATCGTAGCATTTCTGACGGTGCTTGCACTGTTCATATACTTTTCTCAAAAAGCGGTGTAGCCGTCCATTCCTGCACAGGTTGACGGCTACATAGCTTTCATCCAAGGTAGGGTAACCGTTTAACGGTCAGGTCCCCTTGCTGCCATTATTATACGCGGGAATATGGGATTTGTCAATACCGATTTTATGAAGCGCGTTTTTTTCATAAGTTTTCACCGCAGTGGAGATACCGGGAACGGTATCTTTTTTTATCAAATCTTAACAGGGAGGTTGCGAAAAATGGCTCAGCAGGAAAATCATGGCGCATCCGTGCCGGATGCGGCTGATACGCAGGGCGCGGCGGCACAGGATACGGGCGGGTTGGGAAACAACCCGGCGGCAAACGGCGGGCCGGGAAAGCCGAAACAGAAATCCGGAGGCGCCAAAGGAGATGCCGGGAGCGTATATGGCGCAGAGGAGTTGGCGGCTTCCGCGCGGAAACAATTTGGCGTTTCTCCGGAGGTAGCCGCCGCGGCGATGAAGATGGCGGGCAGGAATAGAGCTGCGATTTCGGAGGCGGCGGAAATCATCAATAAATTCATAAAGAGGGAGGTCAAATAATATGGGCGCAACATTTCTTCCCGGTGAGCAGAAGATCAGGCCCGGTGTGTATCAGCGGTATGAGAACGACAGTACCCGGCCGGTCGCCGGTGCGGAAGACGGCCGGTGCGCCGCCGTATTCAAGTCCAATTGGGGGCCGATCGGGCGATCGGTGAGATTGGATAGCTTTGCGGATATCGCCAGGACATACGGGAGCGGCGGTTCCGTCGGAACCACGGCAGTCATGGAGCAGCAGTTTACCGGAGGGGCGCTTACCGTGGACGCGGTCCGGCTCGGAAGCGGCGGGACGCCGGGTACCTATGCGATCAACGACACCACGCCGAAGTCGGCGGTCAAGATGACCATGCTGCATCCGGGGTCCAGACAATTTTCGGTCACCATTCGCCAGACGCTGGACAACCCGGAGATCAGCGAATTCATCCTGTTGGAAGGGTCTACGGAGCTGGAACGATGGCGGTTTGACAACGTGCCGGAGGCAGACCAGGCGGCGGCGCTCGTCAGCGCGGCGGCGGGCAGCCGGTTCTTTACGATGGAGAAGATGGCGGTCAATACGGACGCGCTGGCGGAGATCAGCCAGGTTTCTATTGTGCCCGGTACCGACCCGGTCATCTCCGGCGTTACGGCGTATTCCGACGCATTCGGAGTGCTGGAATCCGCGCGGTGGAACGTGCTGGCCGTTGACACTGTCGACATCGGCGTACATGCGGTTATGCAGCAGCACCTGAACCGGATGCTCCGGGGCGGCAAGTATGTCATGGGGGTCATCGGAGAGGACGGAAGCGTGGAGTTCGATACCCGGATCGACAATGCCGCGGCGTTCAACGATTATCAGGTCGTCTATGTCGGGACGGGGTTTATCGACAGCGGCGGAACCGATATCGTTGACGGATGGAAGGCGGCGGCGCGTATATCCGGACTGATTTCCGGAACGCCGAGCAGCCGGAGCATTACCCATACCGTCATTACCGGCGCTTCGGAATTGTCAGAACAGCTCACCAACGCGCAGTATGAGCAGGCGATCCGTTCCGGCATGTTGGCATTCTCGCTGTCCAGCGGAAACCGGGTATGGGTCGAAAGCGGGATCAACACCCTCAACGACCCGGGCGAGAACGACGACGCGGGATGGAAGAAGATCAAACGCACCAAGGTCCGGTTCGAGCTGATGCAGCGGTTAGATCTGTCGGTGGAGCCGCTGGTCGGGGATATCAACAACGACGGAGACGGACGCGCCACGGTTATACAGGTCGGAAACGGTATCTGCAATGCTATGGTGGCGGAGGGTAAGCTGGTCTCCGGAGCGCACCTGGAGCTTGATACGGACTTTCCGCCGGCCGGGGACAGCGCGTGGTTCCGGGTGTTCTCGGACGATATCGACGCGATGGAGAAGCTGTACTTCACGCATAAGTTCCGGTTCGCGCCGGAAATGGATTAAGGAAGGAGTGATTATGCATGCCTAATGGATTGAATGACCAGAGCGTGCTGGATGTGCGTAAGCTGATTACCGGCAAGGACGGGCAGCTGTTCGTCACCACCCGCCGTGGGGTCAATATCTTCCTCGCGGAGGCGGATTCGTTCCAGGCCCAGCTCTCGGTCAATAACGCAGACTATCAGCCGGTTGGAAGCACATTGGTGTTCGGCGTCAACACCGGATACAGTATCACGCTGACGCTGACAGAAGCGGTCGTCCGAGACGACGTGATGCTAAAGGAGCTGCTGGACGACATGAAGCAGGGGAACCTTCCGGACTACGACTTCCAGGGCAAGATGCGGCGCCGGGACGGGCAGGCGGAGCGGATTGTCTATCGCAATTGCATCACCGATGGGTCCATCGATCTGCAGAATCTTACGCCGGGCGAGATTATCAAGCGCGGCTGGGCTTTCCGGGTCAACGCCACGCCGGAGATGCTGGAGTATTTTAAGGCCTGATAACCAACACATTTACAAGAAATATATTCTCCAGTTCGCAAACTGGAGAATATATTTTTGTAGTGCGCCTCCACACAATATTGGGAAACCAATAACCAACACATTTACAAACGCCGCTATAATATTTATCATATGAGTTGGTTGCTTCGGCGGCGTTTGTGCGCGTTTTAACACAATTTCACAAACCATTGTTATAAGGAGATTATTCCATGAGTAAAGAAGTAAATACCGCACCGGATTATTTTGACGATACGGATAGAGAGGATGCCATTTCTCCGGAGGAGATACTTATGAATGAGGGGGATCTGCTGGCCGGGCTGCTCAGTGCCGGTAAGGGGCGGGACGATGAGCAGAATTACCGGATGATCCGTATCAAGCGCAACGGGAAATTGCTGTTCGAGTTCCGGGTGCGTCCGGTTACCGAGGAGGAATCGCAGGCCTGCCTAAAGAATGCGACCAAGTATTCGACGAATAAGCCCGGGCAGCCAAAAGTCGCTATAGACCGCGACAACGCGCTGTTCCGGTCTCACCTGATCTATGGCGCCACGGTCAACGAGGACCGGGCAAAGGTTTGGGATAACAAGAAGGCGCAGGACGGTCTCGGTGTACTGCGGGGTGTCGATATGATCGATAAGGTTCTGCTGGCCGGGGAGAAAAACCGGGTGTTCGAAGCCATTGAATCCATCAGCGGGTATGACGAGGATGCGGAGGAGCTGGCGGGAAACTCCTGAAGGCCGGCGGGCGGACGCGGATTATGCTGGAAGTATGTGCCCGGTTCCCCTATATCGGGGGGATCACAGGGTATCAGGCGCTGCCGGCGGGGGAGCGGGCGCTGTATGACCAGTTTGTGCTGGTGAAGATTGAGGAGGACGCCAAAGGGCGTTTTTGCCCTTTTTTGAAGAGATGAGTTGAATCCCCTCCCGGGATGTGGTATAATATATGTATTATGTTTTGGGAGGGGAATTTTGGTATGAGGAAGTTGGCTGTTTCGTTGTTGGTTTTGGCGGTTGTGCTGTTGGTGGTTGGGTGCAGCGGAAATGAAGCGGCTGAAACAAAAAGTGATGCCACTATGAAAGCTTCTGGTACTACAACTACGGAAAACGATTCAATAACGGATATAAAAGAAACAACTACTACGACTAAAATGGTAGCTACAACTACAGAAAAATCTTATGCCGCAGTCGAAAAAATGACATTAAAATTCTCATACTTATCAATTACCGGTTACTACACCGGAGATATTAAGAATAATATTCCGGATGGAAAAGGAACATTTTCTTATAATGGAAAAGTTTTATTTGAAGGTGAATTTATAAATGGATCTCCAATAAAAGAATCTTTCATGGAATATTGCTCATCCGGCTCATATGAAGATATAGCTCGTGATCCTGATGCGCGAAAAGGAGAATCAATTAAAATAACCGGTATGGTAGTCCAAGTTTTGGAGGGAAACGGAAAAGACGTTGAATATCGGATAAAGACGGGAACAAGCGATGTTTTCTATATATTTTATACCAGATCGGACGGAGAACAGCGTATTTTAGAAAATGATACTGTTGATATATTTGGGATTTGTGAGGGTGTCGTTACTTATGATAGTACATTAGGTGGGAAAATAACGATACCTGCTATGCTTGGATTATATTTAGAGAGAAAATAAAAATTAAATAGCAAATATAAAGGCGCTCAACCGGGCGTCTTTTTTATATTTTTAGAAAGGGGCGCTGGGTGTGACTGACAATGTATCTGTTATTATAATTGAGATCAATGCGAACGATAATACCGCTTCCGGCGCGGCCAGCGCGACGCAGACTGTCAGTCGGTTGGAGCAGTCGCTGAACAAGACGCAGAAGCGGATTGACGATATGAACAAACGGAGCAGGTTGGAGATCGCTATCACCGCCGTGGACAGGGCGTCCAAAGTCATGGACAGCGTTATGTCCTCCGGAAAGCGTTTGGCGGGTACAGTTTTCAACGTCACGCTCAAGGCGGTGGATTTGGTCACCGCGCCGATCCGGGGTATTCTCGGCGGGGTCAGGTCGATGATCGGCGGGGTGCTGAATCCGATATTGCAGGGCATGGGTATATCGGCGGGTATGGGGTTGGGGTCGCTGATCTCGCAGGGGATCGGCAACGCCGGTAGGCGAGAGACGATGAATATCTCTATGAACGCCGTCGCGCGGTCTACCGGAACCGATATACAGCTGTTGGAGATCCAAAAGAGCGCGGTCATGAAGCTGGGGATCGCGGAGCAGGAGGCCACCGGGATCATGACCCAGTTCATGCAGGCGGAGTTGGATATCGCCCACGCCTCCAAGATCGCCCGGGTGGCGCAGGATGCGGCGGTCATCTCCGGGCAGAACTCGTCCGAAGCGGCCGCCACTATGGTTGACGCCATATCCTCGCTCAACCCCGTTCTGCTCAAGCAGTTCGGGATGACAAGGGGAATGAATGATATCTATGCCGACTATGCCGATAAGCTGGGCATAGTCGTCAAGACGAAGGATAAATATGGAAAGACGGCCCGGCACCTGACGCGGGATCTGGAGGACGCGGAGAAGAAACAGGCGATTTTGAATTATGTCCTGGACCAGGGGAACAAGATAGCCGGGACATACGAGGATGCGATGAGTTCACCTTTTAAAAAGTTAGGATCGCTGCCGCGGTATTTTACCACGCTGATGGAGAAGGTCAACGAACCGCTTCTTCTTCCGGTGTTCGGAAAGGCTGTAGACGGGGCCACAGGGTTGCTCAAAAAGGCAATTGATTGGGCGGAGGGCAACCAGGGATTATTACAAAAATGGGGGGACGCTATCGCGGACGGCGTGGAGAACGCGGTCAACGCCGTTACCGGCGCGGTGAAGCGGATGATAGACAGCCCGGAATGGGCGCGGGCGGACACCTTTTTCGGGAAATTGGGGGTTGCCTGGGATAAGCTGATCGCCGAGCCGTTCGGCAGATGGTGGAATAGTAAGGGCAAGGGATTTTTGTCCAGCGTCGCCAATACCATCGGGGAAGGGATCGGAAGCGCCATTAAGTTTGGCATCACCGCCATATTCGGCGGGGATGCCGGCGGCGTCCTTGACGACGGCATATCCGTCGGAAGATCCTTCGCCGACGGATTCTCAAAGGGCATCGAGGGGATCAATTGGGGAAAGGTAGCCGACGGGATCGTCGACGCGTTCAAGAAGGTGCTGGGGTTATTATTTTCTAATCCGGTCACCGGAGCCATTACATCGCTGTTTATCGGTCAGAAGCTGGCGGGCGGTGCGTCCGGGATTTTGAATATTGGGAAAGGTATTAAGAGCGGGTGGACGTCACTATTCGGGAGCGGCGCGGCGGCTGGCGGTGAGGTGTCCGGAGCCGGCGCGGCGTTTTCCGGGATTGCGCAGGGGTTGTCGTTGGCTA